GCAGCTCGTCAATAACACCACCAGCTAACGGAATAACCGCCATGCCGTTGAAGATAGGGTTAGAGTTGTCAGATGCGATACGATACTCGGTCATGCCCGTAGAAGAAACAGAAGAACCCTGTCTGCTTATCGGACGAAGACCATAAGACGTCTCTGTATTCGCCATTATCTTTCTCCATTAAAGGTGGAGCTAATTCTTTCTAGGCCCACCAAAGGTTACACGAGATTGACGATCAGGTTTAGTGATCGTCATGGTAGAGTGTGCATTCTCTCGTAACATATCAGAGTCAACCGCGTCCATCTGGTCCCTATTTCGATTCGAGAAATAAGCCGTTCTTTCCGCTACTGTTTCAACAGGAATACGAGCAAGCATCAATCCGCCAACCCCAAACACACCAGCATATTTACCTGTTTCAACTACCGGAGACTCAAAGTCAGGGTATTCGTCTTGACGAACAAGTTCCCAACCTTCGCGCATCTTCGCGCTGATGTTCTTCCTATCGTCAAAACCTTGCGTTTCCGCACGAATCCAACGATGCTTGTAACCTTCCGGTGCAGGCGGTGCGTCTAGCATAGACGGGGGAGCCCACGGCTTACGCGCAGCCGTCTTTTCCCTAGTTTTGTTAGCGCGAGGAGTTCTGTCTGTCATAGCCTTAATCCTTCACGTATTTCGCGTATTCACTTAGCGGCACACCCAATTTTTTCGCTATTGCGACTTGGCTAGGGGTGAGTCTAACCTTTCTTCCAGTGCTGCGCCCAGAGGTACTTCTTGAAACTCCAGCAACCGTCTGTGCGGGCCGTCTACTGGTGTTATTTGCAGGCGTTCTGAACTTTTCAGAAATGCGCTGATCTAACTCATTATAGTAGTCATCGCTCTGCGGGTCAAACCCTTCTTCTTCCACCAACTTCTTGTGGATTCCAAAAGCCGCAAAAGTCATGGCTTCGTCTTGACCAAACCACTCGTTTTTTTCTGCCCAATCCTCGGCCTTTCGGTCAGGACGGCGCATCTGCTGCTGCGGTTGAGCCTGTTGCTGCGGTTGTTGTGACGCAGCCTCTTTTTGACGCTCTTGCTGCATTTTAGCCTGAGAAGCCCTGTCGTTCTCTATAGATAGCGACGTTAACTTACGTTGAGCCTCTACCGCGGCCTGAGTATCGCCCAACTCCATAGCACGGGCCATCTCTTTTTCAGTCTGAGCAAGCTGTGTCTCCACACGCGTGGTATATTCGTTGACGTAACTGTTATCCAAGCTGGACATACGCTGTTTTAACGAATTTGCCTCGGCTTGAACCTGCTTTGCGTAGTTCAAAGCCTCGTTTTCACGACGCTCCGCCTCTCGCATCTTCTTTGTAAGACGATTTATGCGCGATTGCGTGGCGCTTTCCGCCTGTTCGAACTGATCCCCTGATTCTGCCTCAACGCTAGGCTCTACCGAAACCTCCGTTTCTTCAGAACTCTCTAGTTCTAACTCAATTTGATCATTTTCTGCCATCTTTTTCTCCTAGAAATGCAAAATATCTTCAGGATTAGAGATTTTAGCCAAAACCTCGTCATCATTAAGAATACGGACCTCGCCACCGTCGATCTTGAACCGGGACCCGGAGTATCGACCGATGCAGACCCAATCTCCGGCCTTGCACCACGGTTCCCCTACCCCGAACTTATCTGGGTCTTCGTAAGCCAAGGGCCCGACTTTCAAGACGTAAGCAACCACCGTCGCCAATGCCTCACGGTCACGGACTTCGTCCGGGATGTGAAGACCTGCCGCGGTCTTCGTTTTGCCTTGATATGGCATGACCAAAACACGCCAGCCAGTAGGCTCAGGCATGCGGTCTAGGAGGGGCTTATCGAGGAGCGCGGGGTCTAACACCCGCTGGTCTTCTGAAACGTAGGCTTTTTCGAGTCCCGCGGGCGCTTTATTTTTTGCCCGGTCTTCGGCCTCGATTTTCTCAGCGACATGCTCAGGTAGTATCAAACTCGCCATCGTCGGTATGGTTCTCCAGCAGGGACTTGATCTCGTTCCGAATGAAGGAGAGTCCCCGAACCTCCCCCACCAGTGATTGGTATTGCTCCCAATCTTTTGCCGAGCCTGAGGACAACAAACTACTAATGTCTTGCTCGCGCTCTGCGATCAACTTGTACATATGTCGCGCAAAACTTACAACATCCATCAGAAGGTCTCCCGGAAATCGTCCTGCGCGAGCGACGTAATTGGGCCTCCTTTGACCCAGTCGTCGCAGACATGATCCGACGCGCAGACAAACTTGTATATCTGGCAGTAACCCAGATCGCCGGAGTCGTCTTCGAGACAGTCGAGAATTTCAGTTGTTTGATTGTACGCGCCGCAGTTTCCGCAAAGCTCGGCCGAGCTTTCGGGAGGGTCGCGATAGTCCGCGTCCTCGACAGCGCCTTGCTTGTTCTTTGCGTTCACGTCCGAGTCCTGTGTCGGGACGGGGCATGAGGACCCTGTCTCGTACTCGTCAACAGGGATTTCTTTGGTCCCCGTTAACGTGATCGTGATGCTGACCATTACTGCGTCCTCCGCATATTCGCCATGGCGACTCGTTGCTGAACATCGATTCGCTCTCTGTTCACAGCGTTTCGATCCCCTGCAATCTCCTCTTGGAGCTCAAGACGAGCGGCCTCTCCTGCGGCCTTTTGCTGGAGTTTTTCTCGGTCCAATTCAATCCTCTGCATGTCCGCCATGGCGTCCTGCGCCAGCTTCTGAGCGTTCAGTTGAAGCTCCTGATTCCGTATTTGAACCAGAGGATCGGCGTTAGGATCGGGTGGTGGAGGAACCATCTGAGACATTACCTGCTCAAGCAGTTGCGCCTCAACAGTGGAGATGTACCCCTCAAGTTCTGTGGGGTCCGACATCTGTTGCTGAAGCATCATCAACTGTTGCTGCGCGGCAGGGCCGGGGAGCGCCCCCTGCATCGCCACCTGCTGAAGGTCTTGCATGATTCGCTGGGCCTCTCGCATCACTTGCTCGCGAGCAAGTAGCGCTACGTGCTGTTGAGTGTGCGCATAGAACAGAGCCGTCACCTGCGGGTTGGTCTGAACCAGCGGGGATTTAGCAGCGAGGATATGTGTTCGAATATGGGCCTCGTGGTTCTGATCCGGGAAAGCCTGTGCGGGCATCACAAGAACCATCTTGCCGTTCTCCATCGCGGCACTCTCGGGCTGCGGTTGTGGGGGTGGTGGCAGGACCTCGTCGATGTTCTGAACCTCGAGCGCCTGATACATCCGACGGTACGCCGCGTGCAGGTTGTGCATCTGCGGGTTGGACTGAGCCAGCTGTAGCTGCGTCTGAGCAAGAGACACACGTTGCGCCATCGAGAAGATGTTCGGGTCGCTGACAGGGATAATGTCGATGCGTCCGTCAAAATCGGACTGGACCACTCCGGGGACCCCACCCTCAACCTGATACGGGTAGTTCACTGGAGCGTTCTCCGCGATCACCCGGGCGAGGATTTTGAACTCGTTTTTCTGCGCATAGTGCAGGCGCTTATGAATCGCCGACATCACTTTCATGCCGCGCTCAAGCAGAGCCACCGTCGTGCCGACGGGGGCCTCTTGGTTCATGTTGCCCGCCTGCATGTCAGCGACGTTGACGAAGCGGCGACCCGCCTCGACCAAGGCGCCCAGCAGTTGAGCCAGCGTTGCCGAAGGTTCTTTGTACGGCAGTGGGATGATTGCGTCACGGATGTTGCCCCCGGGAGCGTCCATGTCCCGGAACTCTCCGGGCTGCAGGGGTTCATCGCTATCACGGACACGGATGCCTTTGGCCTTGAAACCCGCCGGGAGGTTGGCAAGTGTGCCTGCGTCGATCAGCTGACGTAAAATCGATGTGGCTGCGCTGCCGATACCACCAACCATGTGAGTCAGCCCGAACCCGTAGAACCCAAGACCCGGAAGAAACTTGTAATGGGTGAAGTATGGCTTGGCTTTCCGCAGTGGGTCCGCCTCTTCATAGTTGCGACGGATCGAAAGGACAGAGTTTGAGTCTTTGTCAATTGTGGCGATATACGGAAGCTTAATCCCCGTGGGGTTGCCTTCCGCGTCTTTGTCCTCGAAGCCCTCAATGTCGAGATCGGCGTGGATTTCGTACACTTCCCGGATATCGTCTCGGTAGGACTTCGACAGACCTTCGATGCTGTTTACGGCCTTGTCGACAGGGTCGCTGTCGTCATCTGCCGCGAAGGGCAGGTCAATGTCTCGGTAGAACCCAGACACCTGCTGTTTGCGCAGGTCATTGTCAGTGATTTTGAGGACATGAGTTATACGTGGGCTCGAGAACAGGTCCGTCGCCGAGTACGGCACAACGACATCCTGCGCCGGAATGAAACGAGACACCTGACGCCCCATAGTCCCGTCGAAATAAGTCTTTTTAAACGTGGACCCAGACAGCGGGAGATAGAAAAGCATCTGGTCCATTTCAGGATCGTACTCTTCCATCACCTCGGTGATCTGGTAGTTCATGAAGTCCTTGACGCGCTTGGATTGCTCTTCAACCTGCTGGTTCACCGCGCCCATGACCCGAGTCTTAACCGGGCCTCCGGACGGCAGGAGCTCTTTGTAAGCCTGCGCTTGGAATTGAGTGACGCTCTCAGAGATCACGGGGTGCGTGACAGACGAGGCGCCCTCGAAAGGCGTCGACCGCTCTTCCTGTTTGATGCCCAAAAGACCCAGCCCCTTAACGTAGGTCTCTTCCCACTCAGAGCGGGATGCGATGTCGTCCTCGACTGAGGCGCACAGTTCGCTGGCTATCTCCGAAAGAGTCTCATCGGGCAAGAACTCGGACAGGTTGGCGTCGAACGGGATCAGCTGCTCTACGTTCATCCCGCTTGCGATCTCTGCGATCGCTTGGATTAGCGCCGAGCCATCCGCTTGAGGAATGACTTCGGCCCCGCCGATAAAATCCATCGGAGCCTCGACGGGAACTTCGAAGCCCTGTTCTTCCGGCACGAGGGCTGGATCGACCATGGCTCCCATTGGGCGTGGCGGCAACATCAGTAGTACTCCCGTTTGCGAGGCGTGGCCTCTTCTGGAATCTCTTCATCATGTATAGCAACAAAGCCGCCCTGACGGAAGCGCATCAGTGCTAGGGTCATTGAGTCGACAAAGTCGTCGTGTTCGCCGACCGGGAAAGAAGCCACCTCTTCGATCACCTCGTCGGAAAACTTTTTACTTAGCGGCGCCCATACCATGCCAGCCTCGAACAGAGGAGACACGGTGTGCATGCGTGTTGTCTTGTCGACACCCCCGCCACCGGCTCTGCGGCCGGGTGAAAAGCCTAGAGCAGGGATGCCGCGGGTGCGCATCTCATCGATCAAGGGCCGGCCAGAAGCTTTCGCCTCGACAATAACCATATCCGGGTCCCAATACTCGCACTCATCCCACGCGACCTCCTTGAGCTCCGGAAAGCTCCAGCGCCCGCGCTTTGCATCCAACAAGATAATGTTGTCACGACCGCCCTCCTCAGGCTCAAAGACGCCCCACGTCGTGATGGCCGAATAGTCCGCCGATTCTTTCTTTGAGAATGCCGTGTCGTACGCCTGAAGGATGTACTTTAGATTCGGTATCTTTTCCTTCTGCCAATCGCGCCACCACTCGCGTTTGACGATGGCCTGCTCGGTGCTCGTTGGCTGTTGTTGCCACTGTGCCGACCACTTGCCCACAGGCAAAGAGGCTTTGATCGACAGCAGAGCGATCTTCTCCCAGAACTCAGGCCACAGGGGCTCTCCACTCGGCAAGAGCGCCGGGAACTCCACAACCTCCCACTGGTCCGCCATCGGGTCTGAAGATTGCGCTTCCAGCAAACGACCCGTGAGGTCCTTCTTCCCCCACCGGGTCATGACGAGAATAATCGCGCCGCCGGGCTGAAGACGCTGCCGGGGGCCAGATGTGTACCACTCGTAAGCGTGATCAAATGCGGTCTCAGACAATGCGTCCTGTTCCGAGTGCGGGTCATCGATGATAAACAAGTCCGCGCCTCGACCGGTCACAGCTGCGCCCACACCAGCAGCAAAGTATTCCGCGCCTGCTGTGGTGCCCCACTTTCCTGCACCCTTGTTGTCTTCCTCCAGCTGCGTCCCCGAGAAGACGTCCTGATACTGGGGGTCCTCGATAAGGTTTCGGACCTTTCGGCCGAAGCGGACAGCCAACTCGGTGTTGTGCGTGGCTTGAATGATCTTCAGCTTTGGGTTTCGGCCCAGAAACCACGCCGGCATCAAATACGACGCAAACTCCGACTTCGAATGACGAGGCGGCATGTTGATAATCAGGCGCTTGAGTTCTCCGCGTGCCACCCGCTCCAGCTTTTCAGCGATGATCCGGTGATGCGCGCCCTCGATAAAACCATCGTAGACGTGATGCGCAAACGCCATGAAGCTGTTATGCACCCGCTCTTGCCGCTCCTGCCGAGCGTTAAGCTCTGTCAGCTGCAGTATCTCCCGGAGAACCTCATCCGGGATGGCGTTTAGGTTGGCGCTCATCAAAGCTCCTTGATGAAGTTCCCGCCCATGTGGCGATACCCCGTTCGACTAAGAGCCTTGCCCGTTTTCTTCGTCAGCACACCCGACGCCAAACCAACAGCCGTATGCGCCGCACCCCGGTCCTTGGACCAGCGCTCAAACATTCGAAGCAAACGAAACGCGGTCATCGATCCTCGGCGCTCTGGTTTGACGTACCAGACCAGATTGTAGGAAAACAGAATGGGCGCCCAATCGTAATAGGCCAGTTGACCCATGATCATACCCACTGGCTCGTCGCCGTCCATGGCGATGGCGCCGTAACCGTGCTCAGAAAGAATTACGCTGTCGTAGCACTTTTGCGCAGCGTACTCGATATCCACTGGGTACTTCTTCGGCAGCGCTTCTTCGTGCATCGCGAGCCCGAGCACCATAACGTCCGCAATGTTTTCAACAGTCAGTTCTTTGTATTCGGCCGTCATGCCAGCGGTTTAACCCCAAGTCGTTGTATTGCACTTGTTCCTGACCCAGAATTACCACGCATGGGGCTTGTGGGCAAGGACGTGCCAACGAATCGTTGGGGCTCGTAGCTGTTCAGGAGGTAGCTCGAGAGGTTCGATAGGCCCGCTGCGCGGCCACTACTCTCCGGCTCCTCAAGAGCAAGACGGGCGTAATACTCTTCGTACATCTCTTGGCTGATTTCACCGGACTCAAGCGCGGTGCGTAACCGAGCAACGCGCTCCGGATCGGGGCCCTCGCGGCTCGGTCCTTCGTCTGTTGTGCCGAAAAGTGCGCCTAATCCCATGTCAATACGATCCGCGAGAGAGACGGGCTCTTCGCCCTCAGGCGTCGGGGAAAACGCATCTCTCAACATCCCGGCACGAGATTGAATGGTGCTCATGATACCCTCCCCAGAGGGTTCACCGGTGTCGAGGCCTAAAAAGTTAAGAACACGATCTCCGTACACTTGGTTGGTTATGCCTCTGTATGTCTCTTTGCCGGTAACCGGGTCTACTTGCCTGTCCGATAGGTTCGCTGTTTCCGCGCTGTAGGGCCTTCCGGTGAACCAAAGTGACCCCATGTTGCGGACGCGATCTTCTACCGATCCTGAACTACGGTTGTAGTATCGACCCACCTCCCCCATGAACACTCTGTCCTGCGCCGACGGGTCATTGAGGAACTGTTCGGGTGTCATGCGCACACCGATGTGTCGCTCGGTCCAGTCGGGGATGTTTAGCCCCATAACTTGGTACTTCCCATACGCGCGGTCCCCCGCATATGGGCCCTGCTGGATTTCAGTGCCGAGCGTGCCGTAGTTGCCCGAACTCTCCACCATGCCAAACGCTTGTTGGAGTTGGTCTAATGAGAGGTCTGAAAAGTCCATCTGATATCTCCAAGATATTTTGCTACATCCTAGCAGTTGGCGATCATTTCCTCAATCGTCCTGCGCTGGTTGCCTTCGTTGAAGTTAGATTGTGCGATAGACGTCGTTGTTGTCGTTACATCCCCCGTGGGGGTGATGATCAGCAACTGCTTGTCGAGCGCCACAAACCCATAATAATCCACTTTAGCCGTCTTCTGAGGTGTCCAAAACCGATATCGGCCAGAACGACGAGATGTGTCCTTGGGTTCTGACGCTGTCTTCACATCTATTGTCACGAACCTAGAATCGTTGATCTTGCACCACAGGTCTGCTCCGTCACGGCTAACATGATGTACCTCGACGGCGAACGTCTCCAGAATGTAGCTTGCCAAGAACTCGCCCGCCCTGCCTGTGTCATGTGCAGCGGCCATACCATACCCCGGTTATTATAACTTATCGCGCGGCCTGACGAAGTGCGCGTAGGATCATCGTTTCTTGGTCAGACAAACAAGTGCCCGTGGGAATGCCGTTGAACATAGACACCAATGCGGGAGGGGCTGCTCCCGTCCTCTCCGCGCGGGCAAGCGTGGCTAAGTCCTGCTCGGTCAACGTCGGAGGAGTTTCGTACGGCGCCGGCGCGAGGTTGTAAGCTCGCGGTAAGCGGATCATTGGTCCCGCGAGAGAAGAACGCCCGAGGAGCGCGGGGCGTCACCCCCGTCTCGGCGGCGAAGC